CAGTGTTGTTCCACTGATTGACGCTGTGAATACTGCGGCATCTTCATTAGGAACACCAATTATGAAATTCTTGGTGTTAATATTGTGGACGGTAGTAGCACCAAATCCTGTGTGACTATCAACACCATTGGCCATTGTCAATGTTGGTGCGTCATTGAATGCAGTTCCAATGCCTAGGAATGGTGTAGGTGGTGCACTTGATGAACCTGCTGTCCAAGTCTGATTTAAGAATACTTGACGACTTGTTGAGTTGAGTTGAACACCTGTTGGCTGTGATCGCATAAAGATACGACTACCAGCATTGGTGGCTGTTGTGGCATTGCCCGCAAACGCTTCAGTGCTCAATGCAAGTATTTGTGCTCCGTGCAGATGTTCATTGCTCCAACGTGCTCCATCATAGCCACCACCACCTATTAGGAATAACACATCACCACTGCCTGTGGGTAATGGACTAGCAGGTGTGCCACGAGCACCTTGCATATTCAAGGCTGGCGTTGCCCCTGTGGCAGTTGTGACTGTGCCTGGACGATTCTGTCCATAACCTCTAATGTTTACTTCTGGAAGTAAACCAGCAGTATAATTGCTGACAATCATTGCTGGCGTTTGTGTGTTAGAAGTGGAAATCAATGCCTGTCCATTGGCATCTAACGGATAACCACCACTACTTAATAACTGTGTTGATTTAACTGATTTGAATACTACATTGCTGGTTGTGTTCAGTGTTTGATCATATGCAGATCCGCCACCACTTGGAGCATCTCCATAGGTTACTTCCTTGGTAGAAGTATTGTAATATAAAACCTGTGTGCTGGTGCTGTTGGTAATTGGGTCTACAAACAATCCACTATTGGCAGAATCTAAACTTGTTGCACTGGCATTTAAGATAATACTGTTTGCAGCCACAGTGGCTGTGAAAGCATTCTTACCTAAAATAATTCTGTCTGTGCCAATTCTTATACGTTGATTGTCAGCGGAATCTGGGCCAGCGGCAATCAATAAAGTGTTAGCCATTGATACTGCATATTGTCCACTAACATCAGCAGTAATAATATTACCAATGATGGTATTGTTGACTTGACTATCATCAACTAATCCTTTACCTGCACGATAACCAATACCTATGCTGTCTGAAACATTTAATCCCATCAATCCTTGATGACCTACAACAGTGGCATTAGTTCCGCCACCTGAGTAATTACCAATGTTGATACCATTGGCACCACCTCCGCCACCACTGTAACCAGGACTGTGAGCAATAGTAAATCCTTGCGTAGATGTATTGTATTGAAATAATATTCTACTAAGTGAATTAGTAGGATCATAACGACCTAATTGAATGCTATCTTTAACTTCAATGGTATCAAAGGCGCCATTGGCGGCTATAATATTAGTTGTGGTAAATGTGCCAGTCCCGCCCCCAGTAGGAGCAAGATCATAACTGACTTCTTTGGTTGAAGTATTGTAATATAAAACCAGCGGAGTAGTTACATTGGAGATGCCAGTCAATTTTATTGCGTTGATAGTGGCAGTTTGACTTACTGTAATATTAGTAAACACCGCAGTTGTGGCAGTGATAGCATTGAATACAAAAGTCCCTGAACTACCTAGGATGGGAACACCACCTGCGGTTGTGCCATCACCAATTCTTAGTTCTTTGGTGTCAAGATTATAAATTGGCTCGCCTTCTGCGGCTTGATAGGCCATGATAGCCGTATCCGTTCCACGACGCATCTGTAGTGCGGGAATTGAAAAATCTGCTGGTGTTGTCATCGTTTAATCCTTAAATTAGTCCCTGGTCATAGCCACGCCATGCCGTTCTTTGTATTGTGTTGTCTTGATATTGCACGCCTGCTGGAAAGAATGGAGCACTGGTGCCAGCATAGTTATAAATTTCCTGCACTTTCAGTGTGCTGTTATAGACATCATTGCCTACTCTAACAAATTCTGCTCTTAGATCAACTAATCCATTGGTCAATCTAATGTTTGAGGCTGTGGTGGCCGTGACAGTTAAATCTAATTGCGCTGAAGTTTTGATATCAATAGTGTCTACATTAACATCTATATAACTGCTAGAAACTGTGCTGGTATTATAACGGATTTTAAATCCATTAGTATCCATATCCTGTATTAGGCTAACATTACCAAATGGTGTGCTGGTGCTAACATTGAGAACATCACCGTCACTGATTACTAATCCATTACCAACTTTGATACCACCTCTTACAATAGTGGTTGCGGCTGGCAAAGTATATGTCCAGTCTGGATCTGGATCTACACTTAAAACACCAGTATCTGGATCAATTTGTAGATAACTACCAACACGAATGACACCTAATGTTGAAGCAGTGGCAATCTGTGTTGCTGTGAATGTTCCAGTGCCCCCACCTGCTGTGGTTTGAACTGTTCCATCACTAAAACGGACACCACCAATGCCTAGTTTAACAGGATTAGTGTTATTACTTCCATATAAATCACCTGTAATACTTACATCACCTGTAATAGTTACACCACCGCCAACTTCTAAACTATCATTAACATCTACATTGCCGTCTAAAATTAGACTGCTGGTTATTAACTGTAAAGTCCCTCCTGCTACTAATTCAGCATTGCCAACGCCGCCGCCATGAAAAAATCTCAAATAACTACCTAGGTTGGCTGTATCACCTGTGCCTATAGTTAGTTGTGGATTAGGACTTCCCCCTGGGAAGCCGCTGACAATATTAAAGCCATTGGTGTAGAGATCTTCATTTAATGACCATGATTGCAGTTCACCTAGATTGACCCAGGCTGCAAGACTAGTTTCATCACCACCTGTGAATAAAACTTGACCATAGGTTCCTTTGTTGATAGGATATCTTAATCCATTAATTATGAATTGATTATTGACTGTTAGATCTGTAAAAGTAGTAGTTCCAATAAAGGTAGATGTTCCATTTACAGTTAAATTGCCGCCAAAAGAACCATTGCCGCCAAAAGAACCATTGCCGCCAAAAGAACCATTGCCATCAACTGTTAAACTACCACCAATTGTGGCAGTGGTATCCACAGTTAGATAACGCATTGGCCATTCTTGGAATATGAATAGTTCCCAATCAGCGGGTGCATTAGGTGGTGGTGTAGTGCTGGTTAGTAAAACGTCATAGGCTACATCGCAGATATAAGTGCTGTATTCATAGTAGACAACGTCATTTCTTGTATAAACTCCACCATTTACCCATTCACCTCTATTCTTACTGGCAAAGTCAAAAGGAGCACTTTCAGTGGAAAAGGTGATTGTTGGAGTTTGATTTACTACTGTAAAATTGCTGACTTGATTAGTTACTGTGAATAGTGAGTTATCACTTGTGACAGTGATAGGGAAACTAGTAGTAGTTGAACTAATTGTTACATTTGTATTAGTGACATTGACGATAATCACGGCAGTGTCCTTAGATTATGCTGACGAAATTGGTTGTTGTCAGGGTAGTTGGGTCTTGAGGTAGAACATTTGGTTCCCAAGCCAATATTTTTGCAATTCTATGTATGTTTGTCACAGGAGGAGTAGCATTGTTAGTCCAGGCTAAACTTACCACTAAAAGAGGAATATTTACACGTGAATCAGGCAAAATACCATTGCTTTCAGGGTATAAACCACTTGGATGTGTGACATTTACAGTGCCTGCTGAACTAGACACTACTTGTATATAACTTGAGGTAGAAATTACTCCACCAGGGAAATAACCAATTACTTGGCTGTCTGCAAAATTGGGTTCGCCATCTCTAGTGTAGGCAATTGAATTGACTACCACTGTTTGATAGTCTGCTTTGAATGTCCAGCCAACAATGCTTTGATCAAAGTCGTAGGAATAAGTTTTTTGTGTTGTGGGGAAAGTAGATTCTACTTTGACGTTATCAGGGCCACCAAGCCACTGACCTAAGGTTAAAACTCCTGCCATAATGTTCTCCAATAAGTTGTAAAATAACTAGGATGAGCCCTAGTCAAGTTTGTTAATAGTATTTAACGAATACCGCAAAATACCCCGTTTTATGTTATGGAATAACTCCGCCATCAATTGTTGGGGCAGGATTCCATTCTAGGGCAATACTTGAAGTTGAAATACTGCTGTTATTGCCGTTGTTAGTTGAAAATGCTCTAAAGTAATAAGTGTCTGCAGGTAATCCAGTGATAGCAGTTGTGCTAACATCAGTGCTGGCAGTGTATGGTCCATTCATAGTAACTAATGAAGTAAATCCACTGCTACTGTTGTTTGAATACTGGAATGTCACACTGCTGACTGTGATACTGCCAACTGGGATTAATGAATGAATGAAGAAGTGTGGAGTTGATGCATTAGGGAACAAATCAACGTTGGTAGTTGAAGTAGTGCTGGTTGTTGTATCCCAAAATGGTGCTGATGGAGTTGCAGGTGCCAGTGTCCAAGTAAATGCTGAACTTGATGCACTTTCATCACTGCGTCTAATACCAATATTTGTTCTTGCCCTAAAATAATATGTGCCAGAGGCTCTGCCTGCAATGTTAGGACTTGTTACAGTATCACCACTGTTAAACGGTCCTTGAACAGTGGCCAAGTTTTCAAATGTTCCACCTGAACTAGTTCCAATCAAGAAGTCAACACTGTCAACAGGCAGACTTCCTGATGAGATAGTAGTAGACACAGTGAAGAATGGTGTTGCGGCTGTTGCATTGCCAGTGACTGTGGGAGCGGTAGGTGCTGGCACGCTATTTGCAATACTGCCAATACCACTGCCTGAGTTTTCTGCACTATCCACCAATGTCTCATCAGTGTAGATATCAGCATTGTATTCTAATGCTGTAATTTCAACTGTAATGGTGCTGTCATCACGCTCAATTTCTCTAGTTTTAGTAACGCGGAATAGTTTTTCATTAAAGTCAAACACTTCAGTGGTAAGTTTAATAACATCGCCAGCCCTAACGTTGAGAGCACTCCAGTCTGCTGTAAATGAAGTTATCAAATCAACGCGGCTTTGTTTGAGTTCAATTAAACCCACACGCCCTGCGTGAAGTGCGTTGTTACACATTTCAAGACGTAGATTTAGTGTGTTGTCTGGCTCTATATCATTTCTTTCAATTGGGTCAATTTCTGCTCTGTAGTAATCATTCTGATCTCTTAACTGACGACTTGCAAATTCAACTTCAAGTAGATTAAACAAATCTTCTAGACCTGTGGCATTTACTGAGATGTCACCAATAATGTTGTTATCATTGAATTCAAATGCGTTAGCAAGTTCTCCAGCAGTGGCAGCACGGTTGGGAATTACCACCCACTTGCCCTCATTGAAGTCATAGGTTGTCCATGATTCGCAACTCATGCAGATTTTGTCAAAGTTATTTTTAACTGTGTCACCAGTGGATAGCACGCCATTGATTTGATAGCGAACTTGTGTGCTAGTAGTTGTTCCGTTAGCCTCAAATTGATTTGTTGGTATGGTGTTGCTGATTGACTTCAGACTGGTTGATGTTGAACTAATACTGGTTACTGTATTGACGCTGGTAGCAGTAAAGCCAGCGCCATAGCGAGCACTTGTGCAGAAATCATACCATACATCTCCAGGATTGTTCAGTGTGTTATTAACTTGGAATGTAATTTGTCCCAGACCAGTTGTGCCCTTTTCGCTGGAATACTTGACCTGAATAACTGCAAATACCAAATCACTTAATAGGTAGTTGGTGTCTGCTTCATCTAGTGCTGTGCGGGCATTTTCAGTATTGCCCGTTGCCTGTGGGGGAAATATCTGATTGGCTGCTAGAGTGCTGCCTGAATAGATACGCATTTTAATCAAGCCATCAAAGTTAGTGCTGGTAGTGCCAAATCCGTTTTGGTCAATACTGCTGGCAACAATGTGCTCACTGCCTGCCGCTGTTTTCATAACCAACTTTTGATCGTTCCAATAGATATCACCAACTGAGAAGACCCCAGTCTGTGTCTTTTCACTGATAACCAATACATAGGTCATGGTGTCTTTGGTAACACCGTCACTTGAACTTAAACGTGCATCAGTGATAACGCCTTTGGTGTTTGCACTACCATAGACAATGGGAATTTTATTATTTGTTGCGGGTGGGAATTGAATTCTAACACTTGAATTTTGATCAGTGCCACCCGCACCACCACCTGCTCCGTTGATTAAACGACTGGTAACAGTGGCCAAGCCCAATGCGATAACTGATGTAACAAAGGCAACTCCAGCACTGCCTAAAATGGCAGCACCAGCAATACCAATAATTTCTGCTACAATAATACTGGCGACGTAGGTAAATGCTGGCATTATGTTCTTTCCTTCAAATATGTTTTTTCTGTGAGCCTAAATCCTCTACGCTCTAAATCAATGTCTTCAGTTGTGGTCATACGTGTTGTGAAATAACCATCAATTTTATCCTGTTCAAGTAATGTATTACCCATGTCGCAGAATGTCTTAAACAGCCTGCCACCAATGCTACTCTTGCGATGTTCTTGTTTAACAAACCAAACTAATTCTCTCAATTCACTGTGTTTAGGAGCCCATAAATTCTTTTCTTTAATGGCTATCAATATGCCAACTGGTAGTTCATCAACATATGAAATCCATATGTATCCATTGTTCATAACAGTGAATACCAACTTGCCTAGATGTTCAATGTCATTAGCAGCCTCCACGCTTTGTGAGTAGGCTGTTTCCTTGAGAAAGTCCTGCAGTAATCTTATTGCATCTCTGGCTTCAACCATAGTGCTTATCTGTTTAATCATTTTAATATCCCTGGAAGGAGCCGCCACCACTGGTATCTGGAGGTGTTGTGGTAGTTCCTGCAGTTCCTGCATCAATTTTCTTACCAAAATCAAACTGTGTATCTGCTAATTTTTTAACACGATACATTCCAGTGTCTCCTGGATACCATTTTTCTTGATCACCAGGATTTGTTCTGCGACCTGCATATTGACGTTCAATGATAGCATTGACGTTGGAACAAGCAAGACTGATTGAATTGCTGGTTAATCTATTTTCTTGATCCCAGTTTTCACTTAGACTGTAGTTACTAACATAACCATTGTATCTCTGATAGACATCTATAACTGTGAAACTATTGGCATTAAAGAACACACGATAAATCTGTATGCGACTGCCTTTAACCTTGCTGTTTAGAACAATGTTAAGAAAGTTAGGTGTTTCATCACTAACTGGAATGCCACTTAATCCCACACTGAGTTGATTGTTGGTAGCACGTAGATCATTTTGCATTTCTGTGATGTTCAAGAAACTGCCCATGGTCTGGTATTCATTACCGTTATAAGTTAGTGTTGAATAAAGATTACTCAAATAATAAACTGTGCCATTGACATTTAGGTCAATAAGCATACCATGGCGAATATTCTGTGAGTCATATGCTGCCATGTTTAACCTCCAATGCGTTCATACATTTCAAAGTCACCACTCCATTGAACTAACTTTCCTGGCAACAATTTCCACGCTGGCATTTTAGTTAGGAAGAATGCAATACGCACATATTGTCCAATATCAATATCAGCACCTGCTCGCCCACTGGTAGCATAGGTGCTGGTTCCTGAAAACGTAAATGGACGATGCACTGGAACATCAACAGTGGTTCCACTGCCTCTCAATACATCTAGTGGCACTGTTCTAGCCAATCCACGAGCGGCTGAATAGGTCACAGTTTGGTTAGGTGGATCCTGTTCTGTTCTAAACTGCACCCAATCACCTGCCTTGAACACCACACTGCTGGTTGTAATTGCACCATTTGTGCCAGTGCTACCAATGCTTGGTAAGTTAGTCAATCTCATATAATCAAAGGTTGCTGTGGTGGCAGATTGTGTATTGACAATACTTTGGATGCTGAAAGTCCCCTGCCCAAGATATCCACTGCTGGTTGAAACACGTAGATCATCTTGTTGTGTCAATGTTAAATCACCTTGATATTCAGTGATGTAGTTTAGGTTGGTGGTGTTATTAAAGTCAATGAAAAACGCTGTATTACGGTCTGTGACTGTGATACCTTCAATGACATCACGCACATCTTCATATTTGCTGTAAGCGGGCGGTGTGACAATCAACTGCCAAGGAACTGTGCTGGCACGTTCTGCTGTTGCCATGCGTCCGCTACGTGTGACAAGTTGTCCCACAGTTTTGGCTCTGCCAAACTCAATAGCACTTGCATGGTCAATTATGTATTGCATTCCTCTTGTGGTCATTATGCATTTCTCCTAGATGGTTGGCTTCTACGGCCCTGTTCTGTGACAGCATAGATGAAACTTGGTTCTCTGGCAACTAATTGACGGAAACTCGCGGCATCTACTGCCTGTATTTGGTAAGTGACAGCATTGTTGATTACCTGCGACTGTGGAGCAATTTGATTGTTAGGAATGATTCTGCCCGCTGTTGAAGGAATAAACAATTCTGGACCACGCTCTCCAACCATGCCTGCTTGTCCAGCAGCCATCATACCACCGTTGGCAAATCCAAATAAACTCTTACCATAGTTGAATAAACTGCCTAATACACTACCGCCTGGCGTTGCATCACTCATAAAACTGGTTATCATCCTACGTGCTTGAATACGTGCAAAGTCAGCGATAATAGAGTTGGCAAAATCCTTAAAACTAAACTTGCCATTGGTGACCAATGCAACCACAGCATCTTCAAATCCTTTTGTGAATCTATCAAAATATGTGCTGGCCTGTTGTGCGGCATCTTGTGCGTCTTCAGCATACTTGGCAAATGCGTCAGTCCATCCTGTTGAGAAAGTGCGACTGATGTCATAGTTAGTTTTGGCAACTTCAATCTGTGCAGTGGCAACACCTCTGTAAGACTTGGCTATCTTTTCTAACCCATCTGCAAATGCTTGTGCATCTGCTGTGGTATTGATTTCACCAAACTTCTCTGCGAATGCCTTGGCTGCTTCTTGTGCTGCCTTCTTGGCGGCAGCATCTATGTCTACCATCTTACGTTCTATACTGTTTAATCCAACAAGTAGACTTGCTGGCGTTTCAGACCTTACTGCTGCCACTTGTTCATTAGCACCTCTTAAGATTTCAGCCAATGCTTCTTGCTGGGCAACTTGATGGTCAATGGCTTTGGTGATATTCTCAAGAGTGTTAAGTCTATCCTTCTCAAGCAAGTTAGCAGTCTGTTGAGCAGTGATGCTGTCTTCTAATTGAACATGTTTGTTTATATAGATTCTGTATAATTCTTGTTGTTGTTTTACAATTTCACCACCAAGATATAGTTCATCCTTGCCTAAACTTTGCCTACGTTTTTCTAATTGTTCAAAAGTATTGACATAGTCTAAATATAATTCTCTCTGTCCTTCTGTCAACTGCTTTTCTTCTTCTGTCTTACCAACCATACTTGTTTGGTAGTCTAGTGCGGCAATTCTCAGACGCTGTTGCTTTTCAAATTCAATATTGACGTCACGGACACCTTGTATGGCATTCTTTCTAGCAGACTGATCAACGTCACGTCCGCCGCCTCCCGCATCACCTGTGCTTGGTGTATTTGGGAATCCTAGGTCTGCCGCAGATGGAGCACCTTGACCTTTTCCTCTACCACCACCAACATCTAAAGCATACTCAGCGGCCTCTCTAGCCTGCTTGGCTTTGTCTATCAAAACATCCATGGCAGCACCAGCGGCAACACTTCCTGCAATGGCGCCAACAACTCCTCCTACTGGACCACCCAATGCAGTTCCAAGTCCTGCGCCAAATGCTCCACCACCAATGGCGGCTGCTAATACACCAAGACCTTCAACCACTCTCATAACGGCAATGACGCCTTTGTGTCCAAAGTCATCAAATAAATTACTGGCAACATAGACACTGGTGCCTATAGCGGCTAACAATACAGTTATACCTCTCAGTGCAACCATCCAAGGACCATTTGCAACAAATATTCCTACACTACCTGCAATGCCAGCAAGTTTAGCCACTGACATTAGTCCACGACCAATTTGTCCAATGGTGGCAACTAGACCTAAACCTACGCTGACAGCCAGTGATGTGGCCAATGCAATACCAACCAACTTGATGGCAGTAATCAACCCTTCCATCTTACTTTTACCTGTATCTGTGGCAGCGTTAAATTCATTTACCTGTCTTATGATAGGGCTGAATGCTTCCAAGAATGCTAATTTTAAATTACCCTGTGCTGTGGCCAATGCATCATTGAGTTCAGCGGCTCTCTTAATTGTTGCGGCATACTTGTCGCCTTCACCACGAGTGGCTTTTAACTTGTCTAATAATTCTTGTGGATCAACTGTCTTAAAACTCTTACCAAACTTATCCATCATCTCAGCCGCACGTCTTGACGGATTCTCAATTGCGGCAATGCCTTCTAGAGTTTTAATGAATAAGTCTTGTTCACTTAACTTGCCTAGATCCTTCATTGAGATGCCAAGACCCATAAACGAATTCTGTGCTTTGATACTGCCTTCTGCGGCATCATCAATGGTGCGTAAGAAGTTGTTTAGAGCAGTGCCCATTTGATCTGCTTGTCCACCACTTGTGGTCAATGCTGCCTTGAGTTCAAGTAAACGTCCAACTGCAATACCTGAGGCATTACTTAAATCCTGTAAGTCATCTGCCATGGCAAGAGCACTACCTCCCACTGCGGCAAATCCTAGACTTGCAATAGCGGCTCTCAATCCACCAAATCGTCTAACCATTTGATCAGTGCCACTACTTAATTTTGTAAAGGCATTGTTGGCTGCTAACGCACTGGTCTCAGCACTTTTAGAAAAAGTTTTAGTGGCTGTTTCAGCGGCTTTTAATTTAGTGGTGTATTGTTTGTCATCTAGTGTTAGACTGACTGAAATAGTTTGTGCCATATTATAATTTTCCTAATTCTTTTCTAACCATCTTATCAAGTAACTTGAGAGTGGGAGCACTCATACCTGTAGGGGCCTGTGTGCTGCCTCTCATACCACTTGATGTCATACGGCGACCAGCATCTAACACACCAGCATAGGGGTAGTCTGCTTCTATGGTTCTACCTGGCTTGTCTAAACTAGTATTACTGCGGGCATTGCCAGTCTTGATAGGAGTTATGCCACGAAAGTATTGTCT